TGGACAGTTTTTGGCGGGGGATCGGGCACGATCTCCTTATAGCCCATCGCCATGTAGCGGAAGGCATCCGCTGAGTGGCTTGCCCAATCATGCCGCGGCCTGTCCTTGAAGGTTTTCGCCATCTCGTCAAAGTCGGCGCGGTACTGCCGCAAGGCCTCGATTCCCTCCGCGCATTTTCTGCGATCGAAATAGCATCTGGGCAGGAGCAGCCTCGCCGAGTTGATCCCGTCCATGAGCGTGTGATCGGGGATAACCCAAGGGTCTCGGCCTAACGATCGCAGCGTCTCAAGTCGTGTCCGGCCGGTCTCTGTGCTGCGGACCTTCGCGTCATGCGGCACCCAATCCACGCCCGGCTTGTAATTCCGCGATTGTATTTCCTTCACGTAGTGGGGAATGGCTTGCCCGGTATTTTCGTAGTGATCGATCAGGCGGATTTCACTGCCGGTAATCTGCCAGAACCAAATGGCAGTCGGATCACCAATTCCCAAATCCCATGAGGTGTGAACCGGCAGCTCTGGATCGTAATGGAGATCACGAATACGGCCCTCTCGTTCGGCCTGAGCAATCTCCTTTCCAAAATACGCTCCCATAATTGCCGCATCGAAAGAGCACTCGAATTCCTGCTCATATTGTTCAGGCGTCATGTCCTCGCCTGCGGAGACAAGCTCGTCCTCGCCAAGAATGCCGGTCTGCGATGCTCGAAACATTGCTGAGAACCAATCAGGGTTCGATTGCGAGCGCTCGTAGACTTTTGCGAAATCATTGCGTCCCTTGGGCGTCCCGATGAAGGTTGCCCAGCCCGAGCGATCGGCGAGCATCGGGCGGATGACCCCACCCCAGATCGATGGCCTCATATCACCGAATTCGTCGAGCACCACCCCATCGAGATAATTGCCGCGCAGGCGATCGGGATTGTCTGCTCCATGCAAACGAACGCGGGCGCCGTTCAGCAACTCCACCCACAGCTCACCCTCATTCTTGTCAGTGATGATGGGAGCCGCGTAGCGCTTCAGATATTCCCATGCGACTTCCTTGGCCTGAGCCAGGAATGGCGCGACATAGGCAAACCGGCCATGCGAACGCTGCAGCATGAGCGCCCTTTTGATCATGTCATTGATGCAAGCAACGGTCTTGCCGCATCGTCTATGGGCGACGATGCAGGACCATCGCTGTGCACGCCCGTGATACGGTAGGAACACGCGACGCGGTGCGTAGGGCAGAATTATTCGCTGCTCGGCTGCCATTCGACGACAAGCTTTGATACGAGGGGCGCCTCAGAATCGCCTGCCACCTGAAGCGGTAGCAGCTTGGTATAAATCTGACCCCAGAAGACGCGCTCGTTGCTGCTATCCTCACGCACCCATTCGACGAGACGATCGACACCGCCCAAGCGAGCTGCCGCCGCTGCAATGGCATCCTTGGCCAGAGCCGTTACTTTGTTCGTCGTGCCTTTCTGGCGTCCACCTGTTTTCGGAGTTCCTGGCTTTCGTCCGGCCATTTCTGTCTCGTTCTACTGTGGAAATTCACTCGATGAATATTTTAATTTGCCATTAATAAAATACGCGCGCGGTATTGCAATTAAATCCGCTATTTCCGACCAGGTAGCAGCGAATGCTTGGGGGTCGATGGATTGAGCCTCAATGGCGTTCAATAGGCCACCCCATTTGAAGCCATTGGCCCGGAGTCGCCATTCTCTTCGTCCGCAAAGGGCGGCAGCGCCACGCCATCCGCGATAAGCGCAGCGCGGAGCTTGCGGCGAGCCCATTCCGCTGCGCTCGTGCGCTCTCGCGAGGCAGCTTTCCCCATCGCGGTGGAGAGACCGCGCTCACCGCGAATTCTAATGACCTCAGGAAACATCAAGAACCTCGTTTCAGTCCAACATCGAATTGATACACGAAAGTAGTTACTTTGTCTACTGCTCTTTCATGTAATCATAAGTAATCACAGGCGAACTTGGGCGCACATCGGCGACCTAGTACAAGGTATCCGTAAATTAATTGTCCAGGGTAGTCAGCCGAGGCGGCCAAGCATTTAGTGCCAGAGCAGGCGTTGCAGCACGTGTCGCCCCGTAACGCCCGCGGAGCCTCAAGAGGAAAATGGCGACTGGGCAGAGCGCAAGATAGCAAGCCGCACCGACCCAAGAGCGGCACTATCGAAACCGCAATGCTGACAGTGACGGCAAGACCCGCAGCGAGAACGCCCGCGGACCCGTTCACCGCCCAGAACCACGGCGTAGGCCGGGTATCGATGGCGTTGGCGATTTCTATGCCAGTCGGGAAGCCAATCCCATGAGCAGGCCGGAGGGGACGATTGCCATCAGAGATACTGCGGTCCGCACGAGGAGATCAGCCGATATTCGTAACGCACGACGAGCCTGCCGAACTCGAATGGCAGAAGCGCGATGCAGTGAAAAAACGGGGACGGTGCGCCGCTCCGACCTGGGGTTCGACTCGCGCTACATGCAACCTTGGCTAGAAACACACGCGTTAGGTAGAAGTAAGCTTTTTTCAATCATCCGGTCTCGTTGCGAGCGATACCATGGGTTTATTCAAAAACTCATGAATACAACCAGCACTTTATTGCGAAGGCTTCAAAAAGATCGCAAGACTTAGTGCGGGGAATGCTGAATGAAGCTTGTTTCCCGAAAGCTCAATCTCTTCAGTGATCGACGGAGCTCGCGGGAGGCGGTCGATTGGTCGGAAACGATTTGCGGGGTGCGAGTGCGGTCTAAGCCATCAATACCGCCGATCGCCGTCACCGGGCGTGACAAGTGGAACATCATCTCTTCTCTCGCCCTGTGGTTCGCTGCCAGGCCCAAGACGGAAGCCGTCGAAGAGCCACGCTGCCGCACGCTCGAGTCGCGTGCAACCTTGAGCCTCGTCTGCCTTGAATTGTTGCAGGCCCGGACCGCGGCTCGGCATTACCTTGAGACACGGCGGCGCCCGACCCACGACGCTCAACTCACTACAGAAGCTTGGCAAGCGCACCGTGCTGCGATTGCGCTCGAGCTCTCGCTTTCCGACTGGACCGCGGTCGTGTCGGCTTACGACGCCGTGAACCGCATTATGGGCGGGACTTGCGACACGCTGCTCGCGGGCAAGACACCCGATTCATTTCGTAGGATCAGCGTGGGGGTCATCACGCCCATGCTGCAAGAAATCGAGCGGGGCTGCGTCGCGCTTGCTCCTTACGCGCTCGACGTCATGCGCTTGCCGGCTGACTTCCTCAATGCCGTCCTCGAATAGCACGAGGTCGGCGACCATTCCCGGTCGTACCAGTCCGCGACCGCCGAGGCTAAATCGCTGCGCCGCCGCTCGGCGTTCACAGCAACGGACGTGCTCGCGCCTGCGTTGGTGTGAAGCCTTCACGCGAGAGGTTGCTCAAGCTCAAGCGCCCAGTTGTTGCGCCCATCGCCACCTACACCGACCGGCCACTCATTCTTATCACGCCGATGACCGGGATGGGCGCGGAGGGGCCGTGACCTGAGCGGGCCGACAGCAGACGCGCTGTTTATGGCGGTGGAACGCTCGAAGCGGACATTTTCGCCGGCTTACTATTGTGGTGGCTTTTGACCCTCATAGCGGTCGTTCGGGGTGCAGAAGAAGATTGGGGCTCGCGGCGGCTGTAGGACAGGAAGTGCTCGCCCACCGGCACCACTTCGCCCTTCAATTCGCCACCGAGACCGCCGAACGAGCGGAAGGTGGTTCCGACGCCATGCCCTTCCGGCCGCGCCTGGGGGCGCAGCGCGTTACCGGTCTCCAGCGCGATCAGCCGTGCGATCTCCTCGCCGCGCGCCTCCAGCGCATCGCCGATCTGCACCAGTATTCGGCCCCGCACGCCAGGGTTGGTGCGGCTCCAGGCCGGGTATGCCTTGGCGGCGGCCTGGACGGCGCGGTCGACGTCCTCCGCGCCACCGCGCGGCACCAGACCGATGGTACGGCGGTTCGCTGGGTTCTCCACCGCGATGGTATGGCCGGATGCGCTCTCCACCCTTTTCCCGTCGATCAACATGAGGGCGTGGTGGAGTTCGTTCTTTGGAGCGGAAATCTGTTCTATGACGGTCATAACGATCCTCTCCCTTCGATGATAGTTGGAAACCGGTTGGCTTGGGTTTCCTTGATTTCTCCCATCTCAGCGCCGCGGACTTGAACAGCGCTGCTCAATCATCTCGGCAGGGCGCTTCTGGCCTTTTGTTCCTGGGGCATCAACAACGCTTCGGACAATCTCGACGTGGGCAATATCAATTTTGTCCGCGAACTTGTCGCTGGTTACCCTTGAGGCGGTTACATTGCTCTTGTTTTAGTCTTCGGCGCGTCGATCAAGACTGATGGGTCGCCACAATAAGTAACACACCATTGCCATGACAGGGGTCGCGACGTGCCGGTGTAATGCCCATGATTGAACATCGCAACCGCATCACCGCTCTCCTTTAATCG